AAGCTAAGATGGGTATGCAAATGAAGGGCACAAGCCCGTTATTGAAAAGGAGGAAATAATGGCAGTTCAACAATTAGCAAAAGATCAGGCAAAAAGAGAAAAGCAAAAACAAAAAAAATTAGATGATAAATTTGCAAAAGACGAAGCACAAAATTTAAAAGATATTGAAGATACTATGAGACTTATGGAAGAACGACGTGACAGGGTTCCTGAAGGACGTATGCTTAAAGAAGGTTTAAAAGATAGTCCTGAAACTATAGATTTAAAGAGTGGTGGACAAGTTAAATGTGGCGTGCAGATGAAAGGCACAAGCCCATTAATCAAAAAAAGGAAGGGGAAAAAGTAATGGACAAAGCTACAGATAATAGTACCGTAATTGACGGTAAAAAAGTCCCTTACAAACTTCCTGCAATAGATCCTGCTAAATCTAAAACTCAGGGTCAAAAAGCAGTGCAAGTGAAGAAGGTACCATTCAAAGGAGTATTCTAATGGATATAATTAAAAAACTTTGGAATGACCATCCAAAAAAGAAATGGTTAATCGTAGGTCTCGTAATAGGTTGGGCAGCCGCTCAAGTTATCTAATCAATGTTATCAAAATTATTAGGCGGATCTTTAGTAGACACTGTTGGTAAAGTTATCGACAGTGTCCACACCTCAGAAGAAGAGAAGCTTGCCGCAAGAAATAAGCTCAAAGAACTAGAGAACGAAATTAACTCCAAGCAAATGGATATTAACTTAGCTGATGCTAAGTCCACTGCTACAGGCATTGGTGGTATCATGCAGAGATCTTGGAGGCCTCTGATTGGTATGTCCTGTGCTTTAGCTATATTTTGGGAGTATGTTTTAAAACAATTCTTAGTATTTATATTGGCAGCGTTTAGTGTTGAACACGCACCTTTACCCGAGCTTGACATGTCGACTTTATTCCCGCTTGTCACGGCTTTGCTCGGAATGGCCGGCCTCCGCAGCTTCGAAAAAAGTAAGAAAATTACACAATGAAAAAAACAAAAGCAATAAAGGGAGTAATTAAAGGTTTAAAGAAAGCCTCAAAGTTACATGCCAAACAAGCTAAAACATTGAAAAAAGTCATTAGAAAAAAATAGTGGACGTATTTCAATTATTTAGTTTGTTTAAAAAGCAAATAGAAGAAAGAGAACAAAGCATTCTTGATTCAATTACAGCTGGCTGCAAAGACTGGAGTGAATATAAGTATTTGACAGGTAAGCTAGAAGCATTAAGATCAACAAAAGCAGAAATGCAAGAAACAATGAAGAGGTTTGAAGAAAATGAGTAAACTTATATTGCCTGATTATATGGCTAAAAAAGAAGAAAAAGCTAAAGAAGTTTCTACTATGAAAAAGCTTCCCCAACCAACCGGTTGGAGATTATTGATTATGCCACACACTGGTATAAGCAAAACAAAAGGTGGTGTGCACCTTACTGACAAAGCACAAGAAGAAATCCAACTAACAACTAATGTAGGATTAGTCTTGAAAGTTGGACCAGATGCGTATAAAGATAAAGAAAGATTTTCTGATGGTCCTTGGTGCCAGGAAAAAGATTGGGTTCTTTTTGCTAAGTACGCAGGGTCTAGGATTAAGATAGACGGTGGGGAGCTAAGACTTTTGAACGATGATGAAATCTTAGCGGTGATTGATGATCCGGAAGACATATTACATGCAACATATACATAGACACATGGAGGTCATGTCCCATGCCGGAACAAAAAATGGTAGATATAGATACATCAGGCAATCCTGTTGATGTTGATATAAAAGAAGAACAAAAACAAGACGACGTTGAAGTTCAAGAAGTAAAAGAACAGGATACTTCCGTTCGTGAAGTTAAGTCAAACGAACAATCAAATGAAGAAGACTTAAACGAATATTCAGATAGCGTAAAAAAACGTATTGATAAGTTGACCGCAAAAATGCGTGAAGCTGAAAGACGTGAACACGCAGCTATTGAATTTGCAGATGGTCTTAAAAAACAATATTCTGATTTAGATAAAAAATATAAAGACCTAGATACAGGTTATTTAAGTGAATTTAAAAACAGAATTGAGATTTCGAAAGCAGCTCTTCAAGACAGATATCAAAAAGCAGTATCAGAAAATGATGTTAAGGCTCAGGTTGAAGCTCAAGAAGAACTTACTAAATTAACTATAGACTCAGAGCGTCTACGTGCTAGTGAAGCTAGACAAAGTAAAGAAGGAGATGAAACTGGAACAGAAGTAAAGACTCCTAATAAAGAAGCAACTCCTCCTGCTAAACCAGATCCACGTGCCGAAAAATGGGCAGATGATAATTCTTGGTTTGGTGCTGATGAAGCTATGACGTATACAGCTATTTCAATTCACAAAAAACTTGTGGGACAAGAAGGATTTGACCCGAAGTCAGAAGAATACTATAGTGAAATAGATAAACGCATGCGAAACGAGTTTCCTCATAAATTCAGTCGTAATGAGGCTGAGGTGAATGATAATTCTGCTGAAGACAGACCCGTGCAAGCTGTTGCCAGCGCAAATCGTTCATCCTCTAAAAATGCACGCAGCAAGACCGTGAGACTCACACCCTCACAAGTCGCCATTGCTAAGAAACTAGGTGTGCCACTAACAGAGTACGCAAAGTACGTTAAACAAGGAGGTCAAGCATGACAACTAAAACCTCAAGATCTGCTGATACGCGGGTAAAAACCCAACGTAAACGTGTTTGGCAGAGACCGTCATCACTCGATGCACCACCTGCGCCTGATGGATATATCCATCGTTGGATAAGAGCAGAAGTCCAGGGATTCCAGGACACTAAGAACGTGATTAACCGTCTTCGTGAAGGTTATGAACTAGTAAGAGCGGACGAATACCCAGACTGGCAATTACCAACTATAGAAGACGGAAAAAACGCAGGAGTTATTGGAGTAGGTGGCTTATTGCTGGCTCGCATTCCAGAAGAGCTCATTGCTCAACGTAATAATTATTACAAAGGCCTAACTGAAGATCAGATGAAGGCTGTTGACAATGATCTATTGAAGGATGCTCACCCCAGTATGCCAATCAGTAAACCTGAGAGGCAAAGCAGGGTGACTTTCGGTGGCTCACAAAAGACTGAATAAGTTTTTTATAGGCCGTTGTTAGTTACTTTTTATTAACTTTACTTTTAAAGGAGTAAAACAATGGCAAATCAAGACGGTAACTTCGGATTTCGTCCAGTGCTAATGATGGGTTCTGCATATCAGGGCCAAGGTCAACAACAGATGACTATCGCTAGCAATGAAACGAACTCCATATTTATGGGAGATCCTGTTGTGCTAAACGCAAACGGATCCATCTCTCGTGGATCAACAGCCGGTGCTGAGCTTGTTGGTGTTTTTAATGGTTGTTTCTATACAGATCCAACTACACAAAAACCAACTTTCTCAAACTTCTATCCAGGTGCAATTGTAGCAGACGATATTGTTGCAAATGTAATCAGTGATCCGAATGTAGTATTCGCAGTCAAAGTGGATGATACAAACGGCGGAAGAGCACAGGTTGGTTCAACAGCAAACATTGCAACATATGCAGCAGGATCTACCAAATCAGGTATTTCTGGTGTGGCGTTAGATGGTAGCACATTTGCAACCAGCGCTGCTTCAAACTTCGCTGTATATGACTTATCAACAGACCCAGATAACAGTGATTACACTGCTGCTAACGCTAACATTCTTGTTAGAATTAATAAGCATCAGTACACTGATACAACAGGCATATAGGAGGTTAAACTATGGCTATATCTAGAAGTCAACTCGTTAAAGAGTTAGAACCAGGCCTAAATGCATTGTTTGGTTTGGAATACGGAAGATACGAAAATGAACACTCTGAGATTTTCGATGAAGAGAGTTCAGATCGTGCTTTTGAAGAAGAAGTGATGTTAGCAGGTTTCGGTTCTGCACCAACTAAAGCAGAAGGTGCAGGAGTATCATTTGATACTGCAACTGAATCCTTTACAGCACGTTATACACACGACACAATTGCATTAGCATTTGCAATCACAGAAGAAGCTATCGAAGATAATCTTTATGATAGACTCGCTGCTAGATACACAAGAGCTCTTGCAAGATCAATGGCAAACACAAAGCAAGTAAAAGGTGCTGACGTTTTAAACACAGCATTTGCTGGTGCCGGTGCTGCGGGTACAAACCCAGGTGGTGATGGTGTATCACTTATTAATACACAACACCCACTAGCACAAGGTGGTACATTCTCAAACAGACTTGCTACTGACGCTGACCTTAATGAAACATCATTAGAGCAGTCATTAATCGACATCGCTGCATTTGTAGACGAGAGAGGTTTAAAGATTGCTGCTCAAGGTAGAAAACTTATAATTCCAAAAGAATTACAGTTCACTGCTGACAGACTAATGAACTCTGCATTAAGACCAGGAACTGCAGACAATGATGTGAATGCTACAAGAAACATGGGTATGATTCCTGATGGATACACAGTGAATCACTTCTTAAGTGATACCAATGCTTTCTACATCAAAACTGATGTGCCGAACGGTTTTAAGTTCTTCAATCGTTCACCAATCAGAACTTCTATGGAAGGTGATTTTGATACAGGAAACGTTAGATACAAAGCTAGAGAGAGATACTCATTTGGTTTCTCAGATCCACGCTGTGTATTTGGTACATCTGGTGCATAATCTTTAATTTAAACACATATTTAAAAGGGCGGTTGTATCCGCCCTTTTTTTATTCTACAATTAATTTTTAACAACATGACCTCTTCGGAGGACTTACAAAAAGGAGTAAGACATGGCAAGTAGAACAACATTCACTGGGATCGTAAGATCTAACGGTGGAGATTCAAAAAGAGAAACTTACGCTGGTTCTATGGTGATGGCGGCACAATTTTATTTTTTGCCAACAGCAGCACAAGGAACTGACGTTCAAGTTTCAGCAACAGATACAAGAAAAGTAGTTCTTCCAAAGAACTGCGTAGTTACAGGTATCGCATA